CATTTCTTAACTGATACAGATGCGTTTTTTATCAAAACAGATGCACCAAATGGATTTAAACACTTCGAAAGAGCACCAATTAAAACTCAAATGGAAGGTGATTTTGACACTGGAAATATGAGATTTAAGGCGAGAGAAAGATATTCTTTCGGGTTCTCTGATCCAAGATGTGTTTTTGGTTCTCCAGGAGCATAAAAAAACTTTAAAGGGTGACTAGTCAGTCACCCTTTTTTAATATAGACTAAAACAAACCTTGACAGTTACATGGTGTAACTGACATTTGCCAAGACAAGGAGAGTAACATGGCTAATACAACATTTTCGGGTCCAGTCCGATCAGAAGGTGGTTTTACAACTATAAGTAAAAACGCTACAACTGGAGCAATTACAACACAATCAAGTATTAATTCAAGTGGTATCGCTTCTTTTGATGCTAATAAATTAGCAACAGAAGCAGGAACTGGTATTACAGGTGGTACTGGAACTATTTACAGAAGTTCTGTTATGAGATCTGGTGGAATTATTACAACAAGAATATTAATAGACTTAACAGGTTTAAGATCGACTGCATCTGGCGATATTATTGGTGTAAATGGAACATCTAATGTTTGTCATATAGGTCAGATTACTGCTGCAGAAAATGGAACAATCATTGCTGGTAGCATGGAATGTTTTGAAGCACCAGCAGGTGGTGATCCTGATATTAACGTACACTCTGCTACAGAAGGTACAGGTGTAGAGGACGGTGCTATTGCAGACTTAACAGAAACACTTCTTGTAAACGCTGGTGATGCTGCATTAGGTACAAAGGTTTACTTTACTGGATTGCCTGCTGCTGATGAGTTTTTATATTTAACATTAGGTGCAACAACCGATGCTGATTATACTGCTGGTAAACTATTAATTGAATTAATAGGCTATGAGGCTTAATCATAGGAGAGAAGTATGGCTGCAACAAGATCTGACGTAAAAGCATTTAACCATGATCAAGGTGCAAGTGCTGCTGTTGTTGGACCTGCGAGATCAAGAATAAGACAAATAGTTATATTTGCTGATGCTGCAGGTGCTTTAACAATAAAAAACGGATCAGGTGGTGATAATTTACTTGTTCAAAGTTTTCCGACAGGATTACATACGTTAAATATACCAGATAATGGAATACTTGCAGAAAATGGTGCATATATTCACGCTTTTACTGGTAGTAGTAATAAGTTGACTATTTTCTTATCGTAATGACAAGAGCAAAGAAAAAACAACCACCTAAAACTAAAAAATACTTTCGCCCCACTAAAAGTGGGGCTGGTATGACAAAGGCAGGTGTTGCTCGTTATCGGAGAGAAAATCCAGGAAGTAAACTTAAAACTGCAGTAACAGGTAAAGTTAAGGCTGGAAGTAAAGCAGCAAAGAGGAGAAAGTCTTTTTGTGCTAGATCTGCTGGACAAGCTAAAAAGCATAATATTAATTGTGCAAAAACTCCTAAAAAAAGAATTTGTGCAACTAGAAGAAGATGGAAGTGTTAGATGACAAGCAAAGAACTACTAAAAATGTTAGAAAAACATGAAGAAGTTTGCAATGCAAGATTCGATGGGATTAACAATAAATTAAATAAACTCGACAATAGGTTATGGATGATTGTATCTTTAATTATTGTCGCTAGTGGATTGGAGCAACTAATTTAATGGTTATGGGTAGGTCACAAATGTCAAAACAAGTGACTAAAGCCCCTGGAAAAAGGAAGTGGAGTGCCAAGAGGAAGAGGAAGATCGATTGCTCACGACCTAGAGGATTTTCTGAAAGAGCACATTGTGCCTCCAAGAAAAGGAGAAGTAATAAAAGGAAGTCCAGTTAAATATTGTTTATACTGTGGCAGAAAAAGATGGACATGTAGATGTCATAAACAAAGGAGTAGATAATGCCAAAAGACGCTTGTTATCATAAAGTTAAAGCTAGATATAAAGTTTTTCCTTCAGCATATGCTTCAGGAGCTATAGCTAAATGTAGAAAAGTTGGTGCTGCAAATTACGGCACAGGTGGTAAAAAGAAGAAAAAGTCTAGTGTACGAAAAGCAAGTACAGGAATGTATATGGGAGCTAAAAGACCAGCAAAAAATAAAAATATCGCAAGAGGTTGTGGTATCGTATTAGCAGGAAGAAGAAAAGAAACAAAGCGTTCATAATGGCAGTAAGAAAAACAAAAGCAGGTTTAGCATTAAAAAGATGGTTCAAAGAGGACTGGAAAGATGTTAGAACTGGTAAAAAATGTGGTAGAAAAAAAGGAGAAAAACGAGGAACTCCTTACTGTAGACCAAGTAAACGTATTTCTTCTAAAACACCAAAAACAACAAAAGAGATGACATCTGCAGAAAAAAGAAGTAGGATAAGACAAAAGGTAGCATTAGGACAACCAAGTAAGGGTAAACCAAGAAACGTAAAACCATTAAGAAGGAAAAGGAGAAAAGCATGAACAAAAATAATCCACAATCAGAACTAGCTATGCTAAGAGATCCCAGTTCTAAAAAGTCAAAAAAAGACATAAAAGTTTCTAAAATAACTATAGCTAAATTAAAAGATCCATCTGATAAACTATCAAATATTGATGTAAAAGGTAAAAAAGGTGGTGGACTTATGAGTGCCATTAATAGAGTAAAAAAAGAACAAGGTGTAAAAGGTATGATGAGAGGGGGTTTATCTGGAGGTAATCCTAGTGGTCCTCCAAGAAGAATGGTTCCAGATCCAGCTTTAATAACACCTTTAAATCCTGGAAAACTAATGGATGTTACTGAAATGGCAAAAGGTGGCTTTATGGATGAAGAAATAGAAAAGCGTATGATGGGTGGCTATATGGAATATAAGGAAGATAAGTAATGGCTACTTCTGGTTCAACAGATTTCGAACTTGCTGTAGATGATTATATCGAAGAGGCTTTTGAGCGTTGTGGCTTAGAAATACGAACAGGATATGATCTTAGAACAGCAAAACGATCTCTAAATCTTATGTTTGCAGATTGGGCGAATAGAGGATTAAATCGTTGGACTATTACTCAGACTTCTATCACACTATCTCAAGGCACTACTGAATACACACTTGATGCAGATACGATAGATATATTATCTGCAGTTATTAGAGAAAACGCAGGATCTTCTAATCAATTAGATGTAACGGTAAATAGAATTGGTCGTGATACATATTTAAATTTATCGAGTAAACTATCTCAAGGAAAGCCTACACAATATTATGTTGATAGACAAATAACACCCAAATTTCGTGTTTTTCCTACTCCTAATGCAACATATACTTTAGTTGTTGACAGGTTAACTAGAATAGAAGATGCTGATTCTGCTAGTAACACAGTAGATGTTCCTTTTAGATTCTACCCTTGCCTTGCTGCAGGATTAGCTTATTATTTAGCTATAAAAAAAGCTCCAGATAGAATACAAATATTAAAAGCGATATATGATGAAGAGTTTGATAGAGCAGCAACTGAAGATAGAGATAGAACAAGTTTAAAATTATTACCTTATGAGAGGTATATTTAATGGCTTATTCAAGTGGAAAGCATGCCTTTTTTATATCAGATAGAAGTGGTATGAGGTTTCCATATAAAGAAAGAATAAAAGAATGGAATGGATCTATCGTTCATATTTCTGAATATGAGGCAAAACACGAACAATTAGATCCTCATAGAACAGTTATTGATGCACAAGCTCTAAGGGATGCAAGACCTGATACACGAAGTGACGGTAGTGTAGAAAATTTATTAGGAATAAATCCATTTACTTCTGGATCAAGTGGTTCAGCAGTTATAACTGTAATAGAACCTAATCATGGAAGATCTACAAGTGATACAGTTCGTTTTAGAAAAGCATTAGGATTCGATGGGTTTTCAGCTACAGTATTGACACAAAGTGCAGGATATAGTATTACAAAAGTAGATGATAATACTTATACATTTACAGCAAGTAGTGGAACTGCTACTATTGGCAGTCAAAGAGGTGGTGGAGATAACGCAACAGCAGGAGCAGTTACACTGGAAGTATAAATGAGCTTTACATTTGCAACACTAAAAACAGCTATACAAGATTATACAGATAATAGCGAAACTGTTTTTGTAAATAATATAAATAGCTTTATTAAAGCAGCAGAAGAAAAAATATTTAAAAGTATAGATTTAGATATTTTTAGAAAAAACGCAACATCTGCTTTTACTAATGCAGATCCTTTTGTAACAACACCAGCAGATTATTTAGCTTCTTTTTCTTTTCAAATAACAGCTTCTGGTAACGAAAGTTTTTTATTACAAAAAGATGTAAATTATATTAGAGAGCATACACCTGCATCAACAACTACAGGTGTACC